CACTTTATGCAAAATACAGGGTCTATGTTATCTAAGAACAGACAGGTCGCAGTGGATGAAACATGGTCGGTACATAGTTACGAGGGAGACTACAATCCGATACACGATCATGGCACGAAAACCATTATGGGGTTAAGTACAACTTCTTGGACTAAAGTGCCACAACAGATACTCGATCAACCCACAACTGGGGACTCTTTGTATAGTAAATACAATGCGTCTGGGGTTTGTGATGGCTACTTGTGCTTTAACTATGGTCGTAACGAGATAATGAACGTGGAACGACTTAGACCACCACAAAGTTTTGAAGTAAAGCCCGAAGTCGGCAAGTTATACATATTCCCGTCTTGGCTTTCTCACATGGTTTATCCATTTAGGGGTGAAGGCGAAAGACGAACAGTTGCTTCCAATATGAATTGTTGGGAGGTTGAGGAGGCTGCATGAGTAAAATTGCAGATTTAGAAATGGATATGCAAAGCCGTATAGCCAATGTGCATACTAAAATAGAAAGCCATGAAGCTGTTTGTGCTGAACGATGGCTTGAAGTAATACATCGAGTTAAGCGACTTGAGCATTTTATTTTAGCTACGCTTGTTACTTTAGTGGTTGGCATGGCTGGAATAATATTTGGCGGATAGTTTTTTAATAAAAAGAGGAAATAATTATGCAGACATTTGCAAATTTTTTAGCCATTATTATGGCAATTATTAGTGTAGCCAGCATTATTGCTGCGATAACACCTACACCCAAAGATGATGTTTGGATCGGTAAGCTCTATAAGCTGATTGATCTTTGTGCATTAAATATAGGCAAAGCAAAAGATAAATAAGGAGGAAAAATGAAAAATTTACTTTCTATCTCGCTGTTAGCTCTAATATTAACAGGCTGCTCTACATTTGAATCAACAATACAAGCTGGCAAAGACATTGCTAGTGCGGTTGTTGATGATGCTGTAGATGTAAGCAAAACAGTTATTTCTATACCTGTTCAGGCAGTTGGCACCGTTGTTGATAAATTAGAAGAAGAAACAGACTCAGAAGACTCAGAAACTGAATAGGACATTTACTATATGGATGGAAGAGTTATACAGACTTGGCAAAATACCCGAAGCTGCTTACAGTAAATATGCCTTTTATAAAAAGGCATTCTGGATTTGCTTTGCCTATGTGCTTTGGGATTTATTCCGTTCTTTTGGGTGGCTTTAAATGAAATAGGAGCATATTTTGCCTTTACAGAAACTTATATTCAGACCAGGGATTAATAGAGAAGGAACTGACTACTCTAATGAAGGAGGTTGGTTTAATTCTAATTTAGTACGCTTTCGCAAAGGATTGCCCGAAAAGATTGGCGGTTGGGCAAAAAACACCACAAATACTTTTAAATCAACAGGACGCTCTCTCCATGCTTGGGTAAGCGTGGCAGGGACTAAATTTCTAGGACTAGGCACTACTTGGAAATATTATATAAAAGAAGGGGCTAATTTTTACGACATAACGCCTCTTAGAAATACAACTTCTGCGGGAGATGTAACCTTTTCTGCGACCAATGGAGACGCTACGATTACCGTTACAGATTCTAGTCATGGCGCAGTTCAAAACGATTTTGTCACCTTTAGTGGTGCCGCTACTTTGGGCGGTTTAATTACTGCCAATGTTCTAAACCAAGAGTATCAAATTGCAACTATTGTTAATGCTAACAGCTACACTATTGAAGCCAAAGACACCGACGGGGACACCGTAACAGCAAACGCAAGTGATTCAGGGAATGGTGGATCAAGTGTTGTTGGTGCTTACCAAATTAATGTCGGTTTAGATGTTTATGTGCCTTCTACAGGTTGGGGTATTGGCACTTGGAGTGATGGCACTTTTGGTAGTGCGGGTACTTTAGGCGCTACGAATCAGTTAAGACTTTGGTCAGAGGATAATTTTGGGGAGGACTTAATAATAAATCCTCGTGCTTCTGGTATTTATTATTGGGACACGAGCGCAAAAACTCTAGGCACGGATAGAGCCGTAGCCTTAAGTGATCTTAGCGGCGCTAATTTAGCCCCTACGTTAGCCACACAGACGCTAGTTAGTGATATAGATCGACATATTATTTGTTTTGGCGCAGATCCTTTAAATGATGGAGGAACAGCTAGAACTGGAACAATTGATCCAATGTTTATTTGTTGGTCTGATCAGGAAAATGCTACTGAATGGGAACCAAAATCCACTAATACTGCGGGTTCTTTTAGATTATCTGCAGGGGCAGCTATTATTGGTGCAACTAGAGCGCGGCAAGAAACTTTAATTTGGACAGATACTTCTCTATATTCAATGACTTTTGTAGGTCAGCCTTTTACCTTTAGTATTAATCTAGTTAATGAGGGCGTGGGTTTAGTTGGACCTAATGCTATGATTAATACTCCTAAAGGAGTTTTTTGGATGGATAAAAAAGGCTTTTATACTTATGGTGGAAATATAACTCAGCTTATGTGTACGGTAGATGAGTATGTTTTTTCAGACTTAAACCAAACACAAACACATCAAATTTTTGGATTCCTTAATAAAGCCTTTGATGAAGTGGGTTGGTTTTATTGTTCTTCAGGAGAAACAGTTATTGATAAATATGTGGTTTATAATTATGAAGAAAATGTTTGGACTATAGGGGAGCTTACTCGAACCGCGTGGCTTGATGAGGGGATCTTTAGTGTACCTATGGGAACATATTCAAGTTCCGATACAGGTTATTTATATGACCATGAAACAGGAAATGATGCAGATGGATCTGCTATGACTAATGTCTTTATAGAGTCTAGTGATTTCGATATTGAACCTGCAGGAGGAGAATTTCAATTTATTGATAAGATTATTCCTGATATTAAATTTATAGGCAGCGGAGACACAGGCAGTTCTGGACAAACGGCGGAAATTATTTTAAAGCAAAGAAATTATCCAGGAGAGAGTTTAGCTACAAACAGCACCAGTTCTTGTACTTCTGTAACTAAAAAGATTGACACCCGTTTTAGAGGACGCCAAGCGGTGCTCAGAGTACAATCTAATGATGATGATACAACAAAAACGGGAATGGGATTTAGATTAGGGGCAATGAGAATAGGCTTTAGACCTGACGGCAGACGATAATGGCAAAACTTTTAGAAACAAAACTTCCCATAGCTTTTGACGAGATTTCTCCTGAAACCTTTAACCGATTAGTGAGGGTTTTAGAGCTTAGTCTAAATAAAGTGGATATAGACGCCACTCTAAATGTTAATGAAACACAAAGAAATGGAAATCAATTCCAACCAGGAGATATTATTTGGAATTTATCCACAAGCCAATTACAGTTATGGACAGGTTCTTTTTGGACAGATCTTTACACAGGAACAGAACGAGGAGTAGAAGGAGTTACGGGATTAGGTTCTTTAACTGTTTCAACTAAGGGGGCAACCACAATTCCGTTGTAGATGAAGCTATATGAAAAATTTTATACGTTTCTTTTGTTTAATCTGTTTAGTGATCTTTACGGGAGTAGAAAATAATAAAATGGATAAAAACCAGTTAGTTAGAGAATTAATATTTGATGAAGGAATGGTCTTAGAGATTTATAAAGATCATCTAGGTTATGAAACTTTTGGAGTAGGACATCTTATTACAGATAGAGATGATGAGTGCGGACAACCTGTGGGTACTCCTGTTTCAGAACAACGAGTATTGACTTGTTTAGAAAAAGATATAGATACTATTTGTACAGAACTAGACCGAGCATTACCTTGGTGGCGAGAATTAGATGACAATCGACAAAGAGTAATGGCTAATATGGGGTTTAATTTGGGCTTAACTCGATTATTAAAATTTAAAAAGTTTTTAGGAGCTATGGAAAAAGGAGACTATGAAACGGCTGCTATTGAAATGATGGATAGTCGTTGGGCTACACAAGTTGGACCAAGAGCCCATCGTTTAAGAGATCGTGTTATAGGAGGATAAAAATGTACGAATATAATTGTGAAGTTAAAAGAGTTGTTGACGGAGATACTGTCGATGTGGTTATTGATCTTGGGTTTGATATTCATTATGCCAGTCGTGTGCGTCTATACGGTATAGATACTCCTGAGTCTCGTACCAGGAATAAAGACGAAAAAGTTAGAGGATTAATGAGTAAGCAATACCTTATAGATGAATTAGCTAAGGGACAAGTGGTTATTAAAACCCGTAAAGATAAGAAAGGAAAATTTGGCAGGGTTCTGGGGGAAATGTATGTTGGCGATAAAAATATAAACTTAATGATGATCGATGATTGTCACGCAGTTAAATACGAAGGACAAAATAAGGCGGATATTGAAAAAGAACATATGCTTAATAGGCAAACATTAATTGCTAAAGGGTTATTTGATCCTAATAGCGTGGAGAAAAAGTAATGAATGATAACTATAGACCTAGCGGTCAATTTGCAGGTGATATGGATAGAAATGAAGTCGAAATGGACTTAAATAAGTTCATGGCGATGGTTGAAGAAATAGGCGCTTTAAAGGATAAAATTAGAGAATTAGAAGATGTTAAAAATAATAATCCACACCAAAAATGGATCTTTTTAGCACAAGCAGTGGATTCTTGGCGTATTTTTCCTAGAGCCTTTTTAACTGTATATATCTTTTTGCTTTACTATACTGTTATGTGGTTTATGGAATTGCCAGAACCATCATTTGAACAGTCAGGATTAATAAGTATAATTGTTGGTGCAGGCGCAGCTTGGTTTGGACTCTATGCGGGTACGTCAGGCTCAAGTAAGAGCTTTAAAGGGGATAAAGAGTGAGAATCTTTATCACTGAATTTAAAATAGGCGAGGAAACATATGACGGTCCTCCAATTAGAGCAGAAACTTTTGAAGAGGCAGAACAACAAGCGCAACTTTTTGATCTTATTGTTGTTGGGGTTTTAGACGCTATCATTGTTGCGGAGAGAGGATATGAATATAAAAAACGAGTATTACATTGATTAAATATTTTATCATTGCATTATTTTTAACAATTGCTACGTTTAGCAATAATGTTCGTGCTGATCAAACAGGAGACTGTACAGCAGGGGAACAGTATTGTGAACAAAATTCTTTAGAAACTACTTCAACCACAACCACAACAAACACGAACACAAACACGAACACGAATACCAACACAAATACCAACACAAACACGAATACCAACACAAATACCAACACAAATACCAGCACCTCGACTGGAACAAACACGAACACAAACACGAATACCAACACAAACAATAATACTTCGACTTCGACCGCTACTAATGCCAATACCAACACAAACACAAATACTAGCACCTCGACTTCGACTGGAACAAACACGAACACAAACACAAACACAAATACAAATACCAGCACCTCGACCGCTACTAATGCCAATACCAATGTAAATACCAGCACCTCGACCGCTACTAATAATAATGTGAACACTAATAATTCAACATCAAGCGTTACGTCAACTAATAATTCGACGAACACAAATACAAATAATAATGTGAACACTAATAATTCGACAAGTACGAGCAGTAATACGAATACAAATGTAAATCAGTCAACAAGCGATAATAAAAATACTAACGTAAACCAATCAACATCTGAGTCTAATGTGACTACAGATAATAAAAACACAAATGTTAATAATTCAACTTCTGATAATACAAATCGAAATATAAATGAATCTAAAAGTGAACAAACTATTAATCAAAATATCAAGACTGAAGCACCGCCTGCTTCTGCGATTGCTCCTAGTATCATGAGTTATTCTCAAGACCTTTGTACTGTTGGAAGATCAGGGGCATTTCAAGGACAAGTCTTTGGTTTATCTGCAGGTCGTACTGTAAGAGATGAAAACTGTGAAAGGCTTAAATTATCTAAGTATCTATATGATACAGGCATGAAGGTCGCGGCAGTTGGAATATTGTGTCAAGATCCTAGAGTTTTTAAAGCAATGCAAATGGCAGGAACTCCTTGTCCTTATTTTGGAAAAATTGGAGAAGAAGCTAGACTTGCATGGGCATCTAATCCTAAAGACCGACCAGACTATAAAGAAGCAAAAGATAGTTATATCAGTAAATGTAGAGGTACATTAAACGAAGCGGGCTTAAGAAAATCCAGAGGAACTTGTGTTAGAGAATTTAATAAAGGCACTTAGTTTATCTGTCCTTTTATTTGCTTCTACTATTAATGCAACTTATGTATACGAGGCGAACCAAAGTTTATTTAATTTAGTTAATGAAACAGGTACCACAAACTTAGGGGTTGGAGACGATCAAGTTTCTAGCGCTTTTAATCTAGATTTTACATTTACATTTTATGGCGAAGATTTTACTTCAGCGCGAATGGCTACTAATGGTTGCTTACACTTTAAGACGACAGGAGGTTATTGTAATGATTACACACCTGATCCTTTACCTGAAATTACATACACCTTATATCCTTTTTGGACTGATCTAATACGAGACAATGGATCAAGTGTATTAGCTAAGAATTTTACCGATAAAACAGTTTTTGGTTGGTATAACTTACGAGAATATAACAGAAGTAATACAGACAATAGTTTTGAAGTTATTTTATGGAAGGCGGACGATAGTTTTGAATACCGTTATGGTGCTCTTAATATTATTAACCACGATGTGTTGATTGGAGAACAAGGTGCAGCAGATGAATTATATACTTACTTATTTCATGATGAGTGCAGCACTGGCACAACGAATGTAGCAGGGACTTGTGTTAATACTAATTGGAATTCTACAGCATCAAATACTTTATTAGAAAACGGAGGCAGTTTATATGGGTTGGGGTCTGGAAATGCTCTTGATTGTAGCAATCCTTTAAATAATACCGCTTGCGCGGGTTATGCTGCTGCCTTTTTAACTCAACAATGTGACTTAGATGGATTGTATTCTACTCAATGTCCTAATTATTGGGATGATTTATTTGATTACGAGTGTTCGTTGGACTCGCAATATTCTCCTGCGTGTCCAGGATTTATGGTCGAGGTATATACTTACGACTCCTCTTATGAGGAGGATATGTATGGATATGAAGATTATGAAGAATTTGATTATGGATATGAAGATGAGTATCAAGAAGAAATGTATTATATGGAGACGATGGATACTTATGCTGATGACTTATCGGGGGTAATTCCATTTGAAGAACAGTTCTACTTTGAGGAAAATATGCTTTTTGAAGAAGAATACTTCGAGCCTTTTAGGGAAGAAGAACTGTTTATTGAAGAAGAATATTTTGAAATTTTTGTAGAAGAATTTGATCTTTTGCTAGAGGAGGAATTTACTCCTTTACCCTATATAGAGGAGGAGGTCTATGTGCAGGAGATCTATGAAGAAGTTTTAATGGCTGAGGAGTTTTACGAAGTCGCTTATGATTTACCTCTTTTGGACGATGTTTTACTAGATCACTTTGAACATGAAGAACTTATAGAGGAATGGATTGAACAAGAAGAAGTTATAGAGTTCCTGGAATTTGAAACTATAGAAGAATTGGAGGAATGGGTTGAACAAGAAGAAACTGAGGAGATTGCTGCTTTATCTGAGGATGAAGATGGAGACTTGGAGGATACGGAGGCAGTTGAAGAAGAGAGCGAGGACAGAGAAGAAACTGTCGAGCTTATTGTCGCAGAGAATGAAACCAAAAAGGACAACAAAAAAGCCGAACAACTAAACGTTGTCGCAAACTCAATTAGAGCAGCGAGCAATAGCGTAAGCGGCACTACTTCTGGAACATCTGCGCAAGCTACGGGTACATCTATGTCCTCAGGAGGCTCCTATGCTTCTTCTGTGGCGTCTGGCGGTGTTTCTAGCCCTACCAGTACAGCAGTAGCTAGTTCTTCGTCAGGAGGAGGTATAAGTACCAGTAATTCCCCCAGTATATCTGCACAAGTTGCGAGTTCTGCTATGCAAACACAACAGGTTTTATCAATGAGCATAAGTGGAACTGCTATAGGTAACGATAATACTGCAGTTGGCGGAACGGGTTCAAATACTATGGGTAATGATAATACTGCAGTTGGCGGAACAACAACAGTTGCGTCTAATACCTCAGTAAATACAGGAGGTTCAAGCAATACTAGCGGTACTCAAAACGTAGCAGTTGGTCAAAACGACTCAAACACAAGTGGTTCTCAAAATACCGCAGTTGGTTCGATGCAGTTAGAAATTACAAATGCTATGTCTGAGGCTTCTCCTTCCGATGCAGATCAGATCGCTGATCAAATACTAGCGGACAATATTAAAGAACAACAGGAAGAAATACAGCAACAACAGGAAGAAA